CGTAATTGCAGTACCAGCCTCATCGCCCACTACTACATTATAGTTACCACCAGAAGCAATAGAGTTCCCTGCGTTTACACCTGCACGAAAGTTAGAAGTACCTGCACTAGCTGTTATAATATCTGCATTATCTTCAAAGGTAACATCACTATTAAATGTACCGCCACCAACTAAAGTGACGGACATTTTTGATCCAATATATCCTGCCATTATAAAGCTCCTATTATAAATGCTAGTAGCTCAGAATACCTAACACCTAGTCTTGTTTTCTTTGTTGCACCCTCTGGTGCTTCTTCTTCTGTGTTGTAGGTGTCTGTTCGGGTGTAAGCATCTGCTGCTTCAATGCCCTTTTCTTCGTCAGCTTCTACGGCAGGGACTTCTGTCTGTGTTTCCCACCATGTGCTTGAGATGAACATAGCATAGTCACCTGCATCTAGGCTTTCTGCTGCAAAGGCAGCTTGTAGGTCTTGAGCTATGATACCAAAGTGGGTACGGGCTGCTTCACCTTTTTCTGTTACGGCTGACTTCCAACGGAACTTCCGCATCAGACCTTTGGCAGCTACAGCTACACGTTTTTCTGCATCTGTCAGTTCTGCAATGTCCTGCTTTTCGTTGCGGTCAGAGGTTTGGATAGTGCCGTTAGTGGCGTGGACATCATCGAAACGGGCTGACGCTGCCCCCAAATCAACCACGTTATCTGCGTCTGCTTGGTTGTCTCTGGGTATAAAAGTATTAGCACCGAACCTAAGACCCGTATGCCCAGATTCACCGTCAATATAAAAGCCAGTAGACTGAATACCGATACTCCCCACATAAGAATCTCTATAAAAATCAATTATACTACCATCACTTGATTTGCGGTTGATGTACATTGCAGTACCGCCATCTCTGGTGTGGTACGCATATCCTTCGTTACTAAGTTCATGACCCACATCAGCAAGGGCAGAAGTGGTTTTAGCCACTCGCAGATTGCCACTGCTGTCTATTCTGGCCCTCTCCGCACTATTCACACGGAAGCCCATGTAATTCTCACCATGATAATAAGTCAGCCCACCAACAGGGGTTGCTGTTGTGTCATCAGCAAACCAAATCCATTGTTCCCCACCAGAGCTACCACTTAGCTGAATAGCATTGTGGTCAGCACTTTCAACGTGCAGCTTTGTGTAGGAGTGGGGATTTGTTACGCCAGATGCACCGCTGTAAATATGGGTTAATGCGTCAGGGCTGCTAGTTCCCACGCCCAATTTTCCATCGGCTGTCAGGCGCATCCTCTCACTTGTGTCATTGGTTTTAAATAGTAATGCTTGGCTTGAACCAGAGGCAACATAAGCCTCAGTTTGGCTTGACCCTAACTCAAGTCCGTATCCTGTTGAGGTGTGAAACTCAGCTATTTTGCCACTAGCATCTCCACGCCTAACATCAAGGATAGCTGTTGGGCTGCTAGTTCCCAAGCCTAAATTGCCAGAACTATCAACCGTTACAGCATCGCCAAGCTGTGCTAATTCAAATGCCTTACTGGTCATTAGGTAATCTCCATCATGGACACAATAACGTCAGTAGCACCAGTGGCTGTGACTTTAAGTATGTCTGTAGTCTCCATTACAATCTTACCATCAAGTACACTGAGAGATGATCCTGCAGGTACTGCTGCATTTGTCACAATCTCAACATCTTGGTTAGCTTCATTGTTTGCACCTGCCCTGTTAGATGTATCTGAGCTAAGAGTTACAGTTACAGTAACCTGACTTCCTGTTGTGTTACCAAGGACAAGCCCTAGTATAATACTGGTAGTGGAACTTGCAACAGTATAAATTACATCTTCTGATGTAATACCTGCTTTAGTTACCGCCTTAAATGTGTTTGCCATATCCTTTTCCTATCCTAGAGCAATTGCTAATGCTGTTGCCTCATCTGCTGCGGCTGCTGCTGTTGTAGCTCCTATGTCACTAAGAACTTCTGAGGTTGATCTACTTTCTAATCCACTAGATGTGAACCTTGCGTATTCATCATCTGCTACTGATGCACTGTCTATCTTAACTGCATTCGTATTTGAAATGCCAAATGTAAGTGAGGCTTGACCACCAATGTCACTAAGAACTTCAGCAGTAGAACGACTCTCAAGACCACTGGCTGTGAATCTTGCATACTCATCGTCAGCTACAGATGCACTGTCAATCTTTACAGCATTTGTGTTAGAAATACCAAACGTTAATGCTGCTTGACCACCAATGTCACTTAATACTTCTGTTGCTGATCTACCTTCAATAGCTGTACCATCAATACGAAGGAAGTCATTATCTGCTGCACCACTGGTAAAGACTGCTACGTTACCGTTACTAATACCTGTATCTGTAACTGCTGCTGTGCCTAGTCCTAGTGTAGTTCTCTGTGCAGATGCACTTGCATCATCAAGTAGTGCTTTACCTGCAGTAGTAAGGTCGTATGTACCTGCAGAACCTGAACCAGTGAATTGAATACCTTTATCAGCAGCAGAGGTTAGTCCAGCTAGTGCTTGTAGCTCTGCGTCTAGTCGTGCATTTGCTACAGTACCTGTAAGTTGTGTGGCATCAATAGATTTATTAGTTAGTGTTTGTGTACCTGACAGTGTTGCTACAGTACTATCAATTGCTACAGTAAGAGTATTACTAGAGCCAGAAGTATCAATACCTGTACCACCTGCAATGTCTAGTGTTTCACTATCTAAGTCAATTGACAGTGCTCCACCAGAGTCACCTTGGAAGTCTAAGTCTTGAGCAGTTACTTGAGCATCTACATAAGCCTTAATTGATTGTTGGGTAGCTAGGTGAGAAGCACTATCAGAAGATAAATCATCTTCATCTTTAATGGATGTTCCACTTATTGTACCGTTCAACACAGGGCTTGTCAAGGTTTTATTTGTAAGAGTTTGTGACCCTGTTAAAGTTGCAACAGTACTGTCAATAGCAAAGGTAACTTCATTACCAGAACCTGCTGTGTCAATGCCAGTACCACCTGCTAGTGATAAAGTCTCACTGTCTAGGTCAATGTTAAGAGCACCACCTGAGTCTGCTTGAAAGTCTAAATCCTGTGCAGTTACTTGGGCATCTACATATGCTTTAACAGACTGTTGAGTTGGGAGAAGTGTAGCAGAATTAGAAGACATATTATCTTCATCAACAAATGCTGTTACAGTAATTGTACCATCTGATAAGTTAGCAAAAGTAATGTCTCCTGCACTAGCTCCACCGATAGTTACACCGTCTACTGTACCACCATTAATGTCTGCAGTATCAGCTACAAGAGCATCTGTAGTTACTGTACCATCAAAGTAAGCATTTTTAAACTCTTTACTACTTGAGCCAAGATCAATGTCATTATCCGTAGTAGGTTCGATAACACCATCTTTAACTACAAACTGTTCAGTAGACGTACCAGATACATCAATGTTAAACTCTACTTGATTGTTTGTATCATCTACAACAACTTTATTTTTAGGTGTAGTAGAACCAGCATCACCAATTAAACCAATAACTGGCCCTTCTGCTGCAGTACCATCATGTTTGTGTCCAGAGGCATTATTAAAAGCAGCAAGAACCTGATCAAACTCATCATTGGAGTCTGCTGCCTGAATAATATCACCGTCTGTATATGTAGACTGTCTTGTATAACCTGCCATTAACGTCTTGCTCCTGCGTCAAATTCTAGCTGAAAACCCTTGAGAGAGTATGGGGATGACTCTGCATTATCTACAACACGAAGTGCTACTGCAAAACCTGAACCCTCTACGGGTTGCCTTACAAGTGGGTTTGTTTGACCACCATAAGTAGCAGTGTTGTATAGTGACGTTCCATAGATAGCTACAACTTTTGTAGAGTCAAATGGGTAAGCTGCTGGCCTTGGAACATTAGGGTCTTCATAGTCGTACCGTAAAAATAAATCAGAGTTTACTGTACCTGTGGGTGAGTAGTTAATAATAACACGTTGGAAGTTCTTACGTATTCCTGCATCACCTGCTGTAATATCTGGGCTACGATAACGACCTATAATATTTCGTGTATCAAATTTATTGCCTTGTTCTTGGCGATACACGTATCCATCGTATCCACCATGAATAACGTAGGTAGTACCTTGTACACTGGCTGAGTCTGTAGATGCTGGTTGTACACCTTTTATCTTAGCAAACTCATAACCCTGTGCTTTACGTACAGCAATAACACCTGTAGCTGTACTTTCTAGTGTGCTATTTGGTTTAGAAAAGAAAATACGATATTGTGTTTTATCAGGAATAACTAGACTATTAAAATCATCAACGTCTGTCTCGCCTTCAAACAACTCCTGTACTGGCTTACTAATTGTGCCTAACTCAACATCATTAATTTTAGCAGTACCAGCAACCGTTCTTAAACCGTCACGACCAAGGAAAACAATCTCACCTGCAAGTTCTTGTACAGTGTGTCCATTAAGACAACCAATGTCTCGTGTAACAGGTTGCATTGCAAAATCAGCAACTGTATTTCCCACAAGTTTGTATATACGTTCTTCTGCAAAGATGTATAGTTCATCACGAAAAGGGAACAGTGCTGTAATTTTACTATCAACTCGTATACTACCTGCACCATTAGCTGCAGTAAAATCACTGTCAGTATATGGGGCAGTAAATACTACTTCTTCTGGTGAAGCTGACATACCTGCAAAGAAGAGTGCATTCTTAAAGTGTTTTACGTACTTAGGATTGCTTGGAGCACCAGTAGCATTAAGGTCTGTTAGTGTACTGCCATCATACTTTGTTGCACGATTAGCACCATCAGCCCACACAATATACTCTGTACCACTTAGGTTGTATCTGTCATAGGAGTACCGTATTGCATTACTTCTGCCCGTATCTATCTCCGTCCAAGAACCACTACCACTAGCAGCCTCAAATACCTTCTGACCCCTTGCGGCAATTACTTTACTATTTCCTGCAAAATATGCAGACATTAGTACTGCTTCAGTAGAGGCAGAGGTTTGTGGTACTATGTTAGTATTCCACTTAGTATATCCGTTTATTCGTCTATACCCACCACCAACGTCAGGCTCAAAGTTTTCTAACTCTAATGCCATTCCAGGTTCCATAGAAAAAGTAGAACGGTCAAGAACTAAACCACCCTCTAATGGAAAAACAAAAGGGTTAATACGAGACTCATCTGCCATTTAAATTACTGCTCTTCCCGAAGAGTTTTTTAAGATTACAGTTGATCTAATATACTCAGATCTGTTAGATAAAAGACTTTGCATACTCTTGATACCATCTAAAAGCCTTTGAAAATTTAATTGATACTCTCCAGATTCTCCTCTATATTGATACCCAAAAGCAGTTGCACCATCTACAATAACTGAACGATATTGCTCTGGGATTGTAGGTACATCTGTAGCTGCACTTAATGCAGTAGTATAGTTATAGTATTCATACTTTAAAGAGTACGCTTTATCTGGATAGGGATATAAACCAAAATTATTATCTGGGGTTCTAAATACATGAGTAGGTACGCCCCCTACATCAGATTTATCTTCTTGTTCAATGTACCTATTTAAATAGTCTTTATAATCTAAAACAACCAAGGATCTTCCTTGAGACCCTAGTGTAGTATTTTCAACAATTCTAAAAGTATCGTAATCTACGTGTTTAGCTGTTGCAGGTGTGTCGTATCTAGTTGTACCTGCTACAAGTGTTTCTGTTTGTGTAGCATGATTATAAGGCCAACTGTATTCACGAGTATTAATATAATAAATAGCATCATTAACAGCATTTTTACATTGTGTTTGAAATCCGCGAGAAGAGGTAAAACCTGCTTCAGTTAAAGCAACCTCATTAAATCTAGCTAAGACTTCGTTTGTAAGACCTAAATAATTATATGCCATTGTGCTTCCTTAACATAGTCTAAAGAGGCCACCCTAAAGCAGCCTCTCTAGTTAGTTTTAATTAAGCAAGATAATCACGAGTTACTTCGTTAGCAACACCGTCATTACCCATGTCAGAGCAGTCCATAAGAACAGCCCAAACACGGAACTTACCTGATGAAACAGCACCACCTGATAGGGTAGCAATAGTTACATCAATGTTGTCATCAGCAACAGCCATTACGGGCTGATATGCTGCAGGGTTCTGTGCGACTACTGCTGCTGCAGATGTAGCATCGAAACCATCAACAAATGCATCAGCATCAACCATACCCAAGTCTACTGTAAAAGTAGAACCATCGGATGCAGTGTCAACTTCGATACCTGCGTTCATGACCATAGTACCTTTAGGTACAGCAATGACAGGAACAACATCGGAAGCTGCAAGAGCAGAACCTTTGTCTGACAAAGCTGTAGCCCAATTCAATACAGTTTGGACCATGTACGGATTACGGCCAGGGTTTTGGTTTCCCCGTGCCGCTTGGAGTGTGTTATCACCTAATGCCATAATATATACCCTCCTTACGCTGCGTTATACTTGGCGTTAACAAGAGCTTCTGGGCGAAGGATCTTGCGGCCATATAGGTGCATACCACGAACGATGTCAGCAAAGCTGTCAGGATCACGGTAAGTTTCAGTCTTGTTGATTTGCTCTGCGGTTGCAACAGCAGAATCATGACCTGCAACAATAACACCATAGTTAGCATTTTGGTTTGCAGAACCAGTTGTACCTGGACCTGTACCAATTGCTGGCAAATTGCTTGAAGAATAAACACGGAAGCCGTGGAAATTATTCACTGCAAGACCATTACGTAGTCCACCTGATTCACCGAAGTCTGCATTGAAGAAACGTGAGTCTTCATCTGCAAGGAGTTCCATGAATACTGGATCAACTACAATCCACCGTCCAGCTTTGTCTACTTGTTGTTGGTCAAGCAAACGAGCCATACGAGCAACAACCATTGCTGGTGAAGCTGTAGCAGTTGGAAGTGCAGTAGCACCTGGCAAACGAGCTGCTAGTGGGATCGAGTGATCTCCAGCAGAGCTAGTTGTAATGTTGCCAAAGTCAGACTTTTTCAATTGCATGCTTGAAAGCAATTCATTTGAACCAGCAGTTGAAACAGCTTTAGAACCGTTTACAACATCATTAGCTGTGTCTGCTTGTGAGTGCAAAGATGACTGTTTGAAACCAGACAAGTAGCCAAGAACCTCTTGGTCATGCTGATCAGCCAAACGATAAGCTGCACGATTAGTTGCAAGATCCATGAAGTTCACATGTGAGTGAGCTTCTTCGATATCATCAATCTTAAAGGCAAAGTAGTTAGCTTTGTCTACGACCAATGAAAAATCTTCGTCATCAAGATCTTGTGCTGAAACCTGAGTACCACGAGCATATGAGCTTACGGAAATTTCAGGTTCTTTGATGATTTTAACGGTATCGCCTTGGGCAGAAATCTCGCCAAAATAATCTGAGTTGGTGATGTCACCACATACAGTGCTCTTGCGGAATGCAAGCTGTACTTTTTTGGAGTAGATTACGGAACTAAAATTACCGTTAGGTAAGTTACCGTGTCCACTTGCTGTTGTAAAAGCCATGATAAATCCTCCTGATAGTTGGCTTTGTTAAAAGCTAATACCAATAAGAGGCTGTTGTTTTTCTAGGGTGCATGTACTTAAGGTTGGCCAACCTATGCATACATGGGCCTATACTTGAACAGGTAGTTCTTCTAGTTTAGACTTTATTGGAATTTGGGTTAGAACAAAAGGTAGTCAGAATGAGGCTTTTGTTCTATATCCCTAGTTATACTGTTGAAATTCTATTTGTCAACAGTTATCTGGCAGAACCAGACACGTCATAGATGAATTTTCCATTGCGCATTGCTGTATTAATATCATCTGAACGTTCTTCAAATTCTTTGTCAGACATTTTTGCAACATCTGATTCCCGAATCATGTCGTTAGCATCAGCTACATCTACTTCCGTTCTACTACGTTTAGTAACTGTCTTAGCTGCTTCTTTTGTTTTAGCTTTCTTATCCTTAGTGGTAAGACCTTTGTCTGCTTTATACAGATCAATTATACGGACCACAGATGCTGGATCGTCAGAGTTTTCATACAAAGCATCACGAACCCACTTAGGTTGTTCGTCAGCCCAATCATGAAATCCGTCTGAATCTCGTAGCTCGTCAAAGTCTGAATGAGTTTTACGTATTTCATTTTCTGCCTTTACTCGATTAGCTTCTGATTGAGCCTCATCAAGTTCCTTAATCCGAGTGTTAGCCCTTTCAAACATTTCTTGGGCTTTCTTAGCTGCAATAGTTTCTACAATTCCAGCTACATCAGGATACTCCTTAGCCCACTCCTCTATGTCTTCATCAGACTTGGGTGGTATGATACCCGCTTTTTCAGAAGCCTTTTGTAGGTTCTCAAGTTTAGCATCCCACTCCTTTTCCTTCTGCTGCATGTGTCGTCTTAGATCACCATAGCGTTTTTTGAAAGACTTTTCTTCTGGAGATAACGTCTCTTCTTTATCTTTTGTATCGGCCTCTTTCGCTTCGGTAGTTTCTTCTTCAGTTGTTTCTTCTTCTTCTGATTCAGATTCTCCTC